ATTGGCAATCAGAACTCGATGCTGGCAATAAGATGGAGGCTGCTAAGAATCCCTATGCAATTGGTATGGCAGCAGCAATGAAGTCCACCGGCGACGAGCCACCACTAGCAAAAAGTACAATTAAGAAAGCACACAAGATTGCTAAACAGATTGAAAAGAACGAAGGTGTAACAGAAAGCATTCTTCGAGAAGAAGGTGAAATGCAGGCTGCCGAAATTACCATGGCAGCAAAAAGTATGGTAGACAAGATTCAAGGCATGCTCGAAGATCTTGGAGAAATGATCAACGAAGAACTTCCTCCACTCACAGACGCTGTAAGAGATCAACTTGGCTCAGACGTTAGTGCTAATTTTTCCAGCGCAATGAGTTCAGCAGTAACCAGTGCCCTTGAAAGCATGCGTTCTGCTAGAGAAGGTGCAGACTCGGCAACTAGAATTCTAACAGGAGAACAACCTGCTCCGTCCATGGGCGCAGAAGCACCCGCAGAAGAGCCAGCAATGGAACCAACAACTGGCATGGATACCGAAGCAGAAGCCGGTACTGAAGACTTTGGCGCCGCAGACGCAGCACAAGCTGGTCAAGAACCACTGGGCAGGGCCAAACGTGTTTAAGACATTAGTTGAATACATTACAGAAGTAGAAGCAGTATCAAATCCCGAAGGTACAATTCTTTCTGTGATTCAATTAATTAAAAAAACAGCAGAAGGATCTGGCGATGCTACTAAATTCAGTATGCCAAGATTCTTAAATCATTTAAAAAACGCTGGGCTAGACATAGATTATGCAGGTTTTAAAGGTTACTATGATGCTAGTCCTAGCATACAAAATTCTATAGGACAATTCACCGAAAAAGAAATCAGCTTTGGCAGTGACGAAGACAGCGAAAGTTCAGAGACAATGGGTAAGCCCGAAGGCAAAATGCCACCAGCAGAGAAAGTAGCACAAATGGCTAATCGCGCAGTAAAAGCTCGCGAGTCTGCCAGCGATTCATTAATGGATGTAGAAAATCCTGTTAAAGAAGAAGTTGAACTTGATGAAGCAAAAAATTATGAAATAAAAAATGGTAAGATTCATATATCAAAAGCAAACTTTCGCAAGGTTCACAAAGACTATAAAAATTCCACAAAGGGTAAAGAACGCATGATGGCACTTGATCCCAAATCTGGTGCAACCACATCTTATGAAGTTGTTTTTGAAGAAGTTGAACTTGATGAGGTGGGTGGTGCTGCGTTTGGTGGCACAATTGATAAAATTCAAAAGGTTGTTGATGACAAAACCGCAATGAAGATTGATGGTGTAATGGTTGATACATTTACCGCATCATTGATTATGAATATCTTTAAAAAGGTAAACAAACAAAATCAAGACAAAATGAGGAAAATGAAAGTCACTCAACTTGCTAATGCGGCATATAAATTATCAGGAATGAAAGAAGAAGTTGAACTTGAAGAAGGCGGTTCAGGTGATGCTCCTATTAGTAAGATGAGCCGTGCAGAGCTTATTGATTATTTAGGTACCACTGACGCAGAAGTTGCCAACATGAGCGATGACGAATTACGTGATGCAGCAAATGAAAAAACCATGGATATGCAAAGTGTAGATAACAACCAACCAGCAGTGGAAGAAACTGTAGAAGTACCGGTACAAGCACTAGAAGAATTATTACAACTAGCTGGTTACACAGATTATAAATCTAAAGTTGAAGAATACAGCAATGAGCCCGAAGAGGCTGTTGCAGACACTGAAACACAACTAATTGGTCTTAGTGGCGGTTTGAATCGTCCTAAGAAACAATTTGCTAAAGCACAAGATGGCGACAATGCCATGGCGGTTGAAGCAAATGAAACCAATGAATCACAGGAAACTGCTATAGAATCTTTTTACAAAAAATACGATGAATTTGTTCAAAGTTTAAATAAGCAGGATTAATTTTAGTTTGTACTGTGATTCACAACCACACAAAAAGCTGTCGTAAGACAGCTTTTTGTCTTTTAATGTCCTTAAGGAGAAATAAAATGGGAATTATTAATTGGTTAAAAGATAGACTCGCTGAACGTACTAGCTGGGACGGCGGCGTAGTTATTGCAGTAAGTGTTCTTGCTCTAATTGCAAGTCCAATACTAAAGTATGTTGCCTATGCTGGCATAGTATATGGCGCATTCACAATTATTAAAAAAGAAGGTTAATAACCTTTTATTTAATCCTAAAACTTCTCTAGGGCATGGATAATAAAACACTATTATCCATGCTTTTTCTTTCTATAAGTAATATTATGATGGATGAATATACTAGATCATTTCATAGAATTTTTCAAGAAATTAGGCACGAGTCCGGTTATGAAATACCCGAGGAAGTTGAAACTTATGTAGTAATGCTATTATCTAATTATGTGGATAAGCCTGACTTCTTACCTGAAACTAGTTTTGCCGCAGAATTTTCAAAACTAGATAAATTCAGTAGTTTATCAGCAAAACAACTTGGAGATACCTGTTTGTTTTTATCTGGTTTATTTCCTCTTTATGGTCGTAAGTATGGATTAAATAAAACATATTACAAGGACATAGGAAAAAGCAGCTATGACCTAGCCAGTAAACTTTTAAATGAACAGTTATTTTCTGTTCTAGCATGGCAATTTGATTTTATAGCGTCATATATACACTTAGCAACTAAACCTAACATTTTACCTAGGATTATTATTAGGAATTATTAATGTCAAAATCACTGGATGGCGTCTTAATAAAAAGAGCACATCAGCGAGAAAATTATTCAGCTGAACAAATTCAAGAATTTGTTGCTTGTGCTGATCCCGCCACAGGACCAAAATATTTTTTAGAAAAATTTTTTTATATACAGCATCCTGTTAAAGGAAAACTGTTATATTCTCCCTATGAATATCAAACAAAACTAGTAGACACTTATCATAACTATAGGTTTAATATCAATATGTTGCCTAGGCAAACCGGCAAAACCACTACAGCCGCTGGCTATTTGCTATGGACAGCAATGTTTATACCTGACAGCATTATTCTTATTGCTGCTCACAAATATTCTGGCGCGCAAGAAATCATGCATCGCATTCGCTATGCCTATGAATTGTGTCCTAATCATATCCGAGCAGGCGTTACAAGCTACAACAAAGGTAGTATTGAATTTGATAACGGTAGCAGAATTTTAGCACAAGCAACAACAGAAAATACTGGCAGAGGTTTAAGTATTAGTTTGTTATACTGTGATGAGTTTGCGTTTGTGCGACCAACAATAGCCAAAGAATTCTGGACCAGTATTTCTCCAACACTAGCAACAGGCGGTAGGGCAATTATTACAAGCACGCCAAACAGTGACGAAGATCAATTTGCCATAATATGGCGAGAAGCAAACAAGTGCTTTGATAGCTATGGTAATGAAACTGAGATTGGTATCAATGGATTTAAAGCCTATCGTAGTTACTGGCAAGATCATCCAGACCGTGACGAAAAATGGAAGCAAGAAGAAATTGGAAGGATTGGTGAAGAACGATTTAGACGTGAACATAACTGCGAATTTATTGTATACGATGAGACTTTAATTAACAGTATTATCTTAGCCACGCTTAGAGACAACGATCCTATTGAAAGACATGGTAATGTAAGATGGTTCAAAAAACCACAAAAAAGCGGAACATATCTAGTAGCACTTGACCCAAGCTTGGGTACAGGTGGTGATCCCGCTGCTTTACAGGTCTATGAAGTGCCCAGTATGGAACAAGTAGCTGAATGGTGTCATAATAAAACGCCAATACCACAACAAATACAAATGCTGATAAATGTTTGTTCCTACCTTGCTGAAATTACCCAAGACACACAGAGCATTTTTTATAGCGTAGAAAACAATACTATAGGTGAAGCTGCGCTAATCAGCATACAGGAAATCGGCGAGGAAAATATAGCAGGTATATTCCTCAGCGAAAGCAAAAGCCATCAAAATGCCCGTAGATTTCGCAGAGGATTCAATACTACCGCTAGAACCAAACTAAATGCCTGTGCGAAATTTAAAACATTGGTTGAATCAGGTAGGATTAAAATTAACAGTAAAAATCTAATCAGTGAACTAAAAACATTTGTTGCCAGTGGGGGAAGCTATGCTGCTAAAATAGGTGAAACCGATGATCTTGTAATGGCCAGTCTATTGATTATACGCATGGCCGGCGAATTAAAAAGCTATATACCTGAGCTGGATAGCCATATCAGGGATAATACCGATTATGACATTTCTCCCATGCCATTTGTAATTATATAAACTGTTATAAATACACATACAATGACACAAACAATTAACAGAGATTTATTTGACAAAATTAAAGGACGTTTCCGTAACCTCAGTCTGGGCAAAGAAGACGGCACTAAAACATCTCTTCCTCAAGAAGCGGTGTTTTTTGAATTTGATTATGTTAGCGAGGACAAAAGTCTAGGTAGTGTTGTGGTAAGTCTAGTAGACGAAGGTATACTTAAAGTTTACTTTGATGACAAAATAGTTGAAAACGAAGACAACAAGGGCAAGCAAGACTGGTATGATTTTTTGTATGAACTAAGACAGTTTTCAGCAATTAATATGTTAAATTTTGAATCAAAGAATATTAGTAAAACTAGACTTGATAAAAAAGACTTTGAATTTTTGAAAGACCAATACAAGACAGAGGAACAGCTAGCCATGGAAAGTAAACTCTACGGAAGCAAGCAAAAAAGCTATCAAGATCTTAACGGCGCTAAACTAATCGTTAAACACGCCACCACTGTTGACGAAGAAAAAATGGGCGCTCGCAGTAGAAATATTCATGCCATTTATATTGAAAACAGCGAAGGTGAAAGATTTAAGTTTGAAAACAATTATTTGCCGGGTGCTAGAGCAATGGCTCGGCATGTTAGCAATGGTGGTTACCCTAGGGACGAATACGGTCAACACATTTCAGAAATAATGAAAGAAATGACAGAACTAAAACATTTTGTCCGGGCTGTTCGCAACCAAGATTATGTAACAGAAGAAGCACAAGATATTATCGAACGTGCCACTGGTCGTTACTATGGATTAAAAAGCACACTTGAAAGTATTAGTCGGCAACGCGGTTACAAGGACTACTTTGAAAACTATGAACCAACAGAAATTGCCGTTGGCGAGGATGACATAACAGATCTTAAACAAAAACTTACTCGCGAAGTTTTTGATGCAAAATTAGAAAGCACCCTTGGTGCGGTAGGAAAAGCTATGAAATTAACAGAAAAGAAAAAAGGCGAATTCTTTGATTTTGGAAAATGGAGTCGTGCTGCCAAATCAGCGGGAGCCAAGATTGTTGGCAACATCAAAAGTGCACAGGCTAAAATTGGCGATCGTGTAATTGGTGATTGGTCACAGGACGAAGAAGATCTTACCGGACCCAAGATCAGCAGTGATATTAAGGAACCCGGCTATGGCGAAATTAACATGGGTCAATCAGATCGCGGCGAAGAAGGTGAAAGAGGCTATGAAGTTCCAGAAAAACTAAATCTCATGCCCGGCGTTATGCCCGTTATTAAGTCACCAGACACCAGAACATTCATGGCAATGATTCTCAGTGATATCGCTGCTCGTGCGCTAGATGACGAAACATCAATTTTTGCGGCTGACATGTCTGAAAAAATCAGCCACATGGGCGGCACCTTTGGAACAAAAGAAACACCAGAGTTTAAAGAAAACAAAGCAAAAGCGGTTGAACTAATTAAAAAATATATAGCTCAACATAAAAAACCACAAGCAGAAGAAAGTGTAATTAGCACACTTGAACAAGATCCCTTTGAAATGTATGAACAAAAAATTGACGAGATTGCACCTGTTGTTGCTGCGGTTGGCGGAGCATTAGCCGGCCGCGGTGCCGCTTTTGCGGCTGTTAAAGATATTGCTTCAAAAGCTATAAACGCAATGTCATCCGACGAGGATGATGATGAAGTTAAAGAAGCAGCGAAACCAGATTACCTGGATTTAGACAAAGATGGCAACAAGAAAGAACCCATGAAGCAGGCAGCAAAAGATGCTAAGAAAAAGAAAACAGAAGAGGCAGCATTAGCAAAACGTGAATCAGTTGACGAAGATGACCGTGGTTTAGACGTAAGCATGGATAACGAAGAGGAAAATCCAGTTGCCAGCGCAATCTTATACAGAATTGTAAGACAACATCCCAATGTATTCATGAAGTATGGACCAGAAGAAGTTATGATCGCAGCAGGCGACGTGGCTGAAATGGTGGGCGATGTAGATGAAATTGGCAGCAGTGATATCAGTTACTGGACAAAACAAACAATTGACATGCTTGCTGGCATGGATGAATCAGTAACTGAGGACGATAAAGCAGATACACTATACAAGAAAGAACCCATGAAACAGATGGCAATTTATAAAGTTTTCCAGATCAACCTTACAGACGCAGAAGTTGACACCATCAACGCCGCCGGCGACCATGGTGCCGTTCCTAAGAACGTGCTGCGTATGAAGATTAATATGTCATATGGTAAGCCCGTAGGGCACCTGGTTAAGGAAGCCTTTGAGAAAGGCTACTACGAGCATGTTAGCAACATTACCGCTGACAGCCTTGAAGGTGTGTTCCACATTGGTAACGTGGGTCCTGAAGAGAACATCGAGCGTTTTAAGCCCATGCACAGCCTGAGCGTTGGTGACGTGATACAGGACAAGGACGGCATGTACCACATGGTTGCTACTTTTGGTTTTGATGCAGTTAACGAACTGAACATGGGGGCAGCAAAAGATGCTAAGAAAAAGCAAGATGTAGCAGAAGGCAAAATGTCAGACATTGATTTACATGTTGAAGAAATGATAGTTGACGGCGCAAGTGACGAAGATATTATGGCAATGCATCCTGGCATAGTGACCAAAGAATATTTAAAACAAAAAAGGGCAGAAGTAATGGATAGACCTGGCGAATATGACGAAAGTATCCAATGGCTCAAGCAAATGTCAGGCATAGGGTCAAATGCACGTAGTAATCACGGACTTAGAGAAGGTGAGCCCGGATACCAAATTACTCCAAGAAGTATAATAGCAAGAACATTGCGTAATCTAAGCAAATAAATCAAATTAAAAATTAACTACTTGGAAGGGGCCTTACGGTCCCTTTCATTTTGATCAAAAAAAATTAAATTTTTTTCTTGATCTGCTAAATACTCATGTCATATACTATGTATATAGTATGTGAAATGGCACATACAAGGCTAAAAATAGGCAAAGGAGAATAGGCATTATGGCATCTTTAGCAGAAATTCGTGCAAAACTAAAAGCACAAGAATCACGCGGTGAGCGTGTAGGCGGCGGCGACAACGCAATTTTCCCACATTGGAATATGCCAGAAGGTAGCACAGCAGTTGTGCGTTTCCTTCCCGATGGCAACACCGATAACACTTTCTTTTGGGCGGAACGACTAATGATTCGTTTACCCTTTGCTGGTGTTAAAGGTGATATGAACAGCAAACCGGTACAAATTCAAGTACCTTGCGTAGAAATGTACAAGCAAACTTGTCCAATTCTCACAGAGGTTCGTACTTGGTTTAAGGATTCAAGCCTGGAAGAAATGGGTCGCAAGTACTGGAAAAAGAAAAGTTATATCTTCCAAGGATTTGTAAATGAAAATCCACTTTCGGACGATGTAACTCCAGAAAATCCAATTCGTAGGCTTGTAATTAGTCCTAGCATCTTTAATATTATCAAGGATGCACTAATGGATCCGGATATTCAAGAACTTCCAACAGATTATGATGGAGGAATTGATTTCCGTATTTCAAAGACTATGAAAGGACAGTATGCTGACTACAGCACTTCTAAGTGGGCTCGCAAGGAAACTGCAATAACAGAAGCGCAGCGAGCAGCTATTGACACATATGGTTTGTTTAACTTGTCAGATTTCTTACCTAAGCAACCTACAGAAGTAGAGCTTAACGTAATCAAGGAAATGTTTGAAGCCAGTGTCGACGGCCAGGCATACGATGCAGAGCGTTGGGGACAATATTATCGTCCCTATGGGTTGGAAGTTCCTGAGGGCTCCTCTCAATCTGACACTCCCGCAGAAACTGTAAAACCCAAACCTGCACCAGTAAAAGCAAAGGTTGAGGTGTCCGAAGAAGACGACGAACCAGCACCAAAACCAACACCCGCTGCTACCAGTGGCGGTAAGAAC